GGTCTTCCATCTGGTTTTCCTCTCACAGTCATTGTCAACTCCCTTAACAATGACATCTACAAGTACTCTGCCTGGCTCGCGATCACTCTTGGCACTTTCACCTCCAAGCTGATTACCATGCCTAAACAAGAGCTGATCAAGTACTCACCACTTTCAACCTGTGATGAAACTACTGACAGCGCTTACTATGGCGATGACAATCTTCATGCTGTGACACCTACCGTCTCGAGCTTCTTTAACATGCAAACTTATGGAGAATTTTTGGAAGGTCATAATGTCATGCTCACTGATGAAGACAAGAATCACTGGAGTACTGCTGCCCCCCTCGTCCCCATGCAATCTGTTTCTTTCCTGAAGAGACTTTTTGTACCTCACCCAACCTGCAAATTCATGCTTGCTCCTCTGGAAAAACGTTCTATTGAAGACCGCTTGCTCTGGATCACCGATTCAAAGTATATGTCTGATGATGAACTTCTCAAGGAAAACATCACCAATTCTCTCCGTGATGCATTCCAGTGGGGTCCAGGATATTTCTTGGAACTCAAGAACAAAATTGATGCTGCAGTGACCGAACGTTACCCCGATCCGTATATGCGTCGCCGTATGCTCTCCGACATCACTTATGGTGGCGAGGAGTACAAGTGGATGCAAACCTGCCGAGGCATTGGGAACCTCTCCAACGACCCCATCATTGGTGATGTCTTTGGACTATAAGTATGAATTACTTCCTTAATTCAAATTACCTGCTACAGGACTGTTTTTACAAATTACCACACTCATTTGATTTTGACCGATTGATGTTTTTGCTATGTAACGGCGGACGCCCTGGTGTAGGCTTGTACCTCTTTTCCAGGTCAAGGCTCAATTCCGAGTTTCTATACGTCTTCTCGGACATGTATTTTCCACTTACTTAGCCTTGCTGGTGAGTGGTTTTCTTTCATGACAGTTTCTGTATTGAAGTCTTTAGCGACGTATCAACCTGGAAATTAGTCTCATCGCGTCATATAAAATTAGAAAATTTTTGCAGTGATTGAGAAGGAACAAGGACCCGTGAACAATTGGGACATGTTTTAGTTTTTAGGAACTTTGACTAGCGCGAATCCCAAGGTCTTTAATCTAATTGATTGTTGCA